TCAGGCGCAGGAATCGGGACGGCGACCGAGCTGCGCCGCCTGGATGGCGGCGGTCGCGGTCGCCGCCCGGGTGGCGGCATCCAGCTTTTCCTCGATGCGCAGCAGGTGCTGGCTGAGGCGCTGATCCACGTCGCGGATCAGGGAAAGCGGGACATAGGTGCGGGCGACCTCCAGCTTGAAGGCCGCCAGTTCATCACGCGTGCGGGCCAGCGCTTCGGCAGGCTCCGCGATGTCGCCGCGGACCGGCTCGTGCGGCTCGCAGGCGGGGCCAGGCATGCCGCGGCGCAGGCCGTGCAGCATCCAGAACAGCAGCGCCAGCATCGGGGTCTGCACGGCGGCGGCCAATGTCTGGGGTTCCAGATCAAGCGGGTTCATCCGGCCCTCCTCGGGCTTCAGGGGGAAGCGGAACGCCATGCCGGATCAAGCGCGGCGGACATGGCGCGGGGATCGCGGAAACAACAAAAAGCCCGCCCCCGGGAAAAGGGCGGGCTGCCATCAGGCGCCGTGAAGGGTGAGCCGGAACGCGGCGGGCGCAACTCGCCCGCTGACAGCGTCATCCTTACGGGATGAGCAAAAGTGATGCAAACAAATAGTGAACATGCCAGTGGGATTTTCCCGCGACAGTGGATGCGCCCTCATGCGCCCCGCCAACCGGGAGCATGACGCGGGGGTGGCGAGCCCGGCAGCCGCACAGGCTCCGCCAGCAGGCAGCCTGACAACGCATCCAGCGCATCGTCCCGCGTGCCCGGGGCATCCGGCTTCCATTCCGCCATCTCCACGGGAAAGGGCGTGCGGAAGATCCGTTCATGGGCGTAAAGGCGCCGTGCCGCGAGCAGCGGGTCGAGCGCCGAAAGGATGCGCTCCTGCTTGGCGCGCCGGCTGTGCTGTTCCACCACCGCGCAGGCGGCGCCGGCGCGCGCCATCTCCCGCTTCAGCAGGGCGGGCAGGAAGCGGCCGATGCCGTTGGTTTCCACGCGCAGCACCGGCAGCAGCAGGTCCCGCGCGATGGCGGCCACCGCCCGGCATTGCTGGGTCGCCGGGTCCTCCGCCGCATCGGGCTCATGCGTCAGATAGGCCAGGCGGTGCAGGTAGTGATTGCCCTCCGCATCGGCATAAGTGGCGGCGAGCACGCTGCCATCGCCGGTTCCCGGCCGGCCATAGGCCGGATCCCAGAAGCCGCCGCCCGAGACCATCCGCCGGCCCAGAAGGTGCAGCACCGGACGCTGCTGGGCCTCGCTGTAATGGATCTCCTCGGCGTAGCGCAGGATCGAGGACGGATCGAGGCGGGCGGCGCCGCCGGCCACGGGGCGCAGCATCATCTGGCGGCCGAAATGGATCGGTCCTACGCGTTCACGCAGCTGGGCGATCATTGTGGCGGAGAACCGTTCCGGCCAGGCGCTCCGGCCGCCGCCATCCAGCAGCGGCACCAGGAGGCGGCGATAGCCGGAAAGGAACGCCTCCCCCGCCGCTGGGTCGCGATAAAGGCTGTCGGCGCAATGCGGCGTGCCGACATACAGGATTGTGCCGCCCGGTGTCAGGATGAACTCGGTTTCCGCCAGCCGCTCGCGCAGTTCGGCGCGCTTTCCGGCGGTGTCGCAATTGCCGGCGACCTCGACATCGTCGCAGATGATGACGTCGGCGCGGGTGCCGGTGATGTTGCCCGTCAGCCCCGCTGCCAGCATCGACGGATCGCGCAGCGCGCCGGCACGCCGCACGGTGAAGCGGTCCACCGTCCAGGCTTCCGGCGAATGCGGGATCAGGTGGCGGCAGAGCGGATGCCGTTCAACGATGCGGCGCACGGCTGCCACCATCTTGGTGGCCAGCATGTGATCGGCCGCCAGCACCAGGATGCGGGTTTCCGGCCGGCGCGACAGCAGCCAGGCGCAGTAGAGCCCGACCAGTGTGGATTTGCCGCAGCCGCGGAAGGCCATCAGCAGCAGCCGGCCATCGCCGCGATCGCGGCATTGCTGCAGCCAGCGCAGGATACGGCGGTGAACAACCGGCGTCCCCTGCCCCGCCACGCTGTTCCAGACCCAGGCGAATTCCGCGAGGTCAGCCGGAAGGTCCGCCATCGCCCTCGCCCTCCTCCTCATCATCGGGTGCGGCGGCCAGGGCGCCGCGGGCCTGCCGCAGCAGGTCGGCCGCCTGGGCGATGCCGGCCTGCTCGGCCGCCGCATCGCCCTGCCCCCGGGCGAGCTTCAGCAGATGCTCCAGATGCGCCAGGGCCGATTTCGCGGCGGCGTGATGGGCGGCGAAGGCCTTGGCGTCGTCATGCGTGCCAGGGGCGGGTCCGCGCCCCAGAAATGCGTCGTAATCCTCGACCACGCGCCGGATGGCGCGCTGAAGCGCTTCCGGCGCGACGTCTTCCCGGCGGTTCATGATCAGATCCTCGGTTTCACGGCCCGCACGAACAGGGTGCCTGCGCCCACGGCGATGCTGCCGCCGCTGATGTTGTGCGCCGTGACCCTGACCTGATCGGCGGAGGCGGTGCCGCCGATGCTGGCATGGAACACGACGCCGCCGGACTGGTATCCCTCCGCCTTGGCGAAGCTTGCCTGCACGAAGTCGCCCTGGCGGACGCCCGGCAGGGTCACATCGCGGGTGGCGCTTTCACCGGGCGCGAGAGCCGGCACGGCCCAGCCCGTGTCGGTGACGCCGTATTCTCGCACGCCCCATTTCCGGCTGCCGCCATAGATGAGGGCCGGCGCATGCAGGGACGAGCAATAAAGCCGCAGCGCCTTCAGCGTCGCGCCCGCGGTGCCGCCGCGCACGCCGATGGCGGCGAAGCGCGCATTGCCATGCAGCGTCACGCGCTGCAGGTTGTTGATGCCGATGCCACCAACCAGGCTATCCAGATCGGCATTGCCTTCCCAGAAGAAGGACGGGCCGCCGGCCCAGGCGGCGTTCATGTTGGAGAACAAGGCCGGGCTGGCATGGTCCAGCACCTTCTCCGCCGCGTCGAACTGCATGACCACCGGCCGCAGCTCGGTGCCCTCGGCCGCGATGAAGAACTCCTTGCACCTGCTGGCATCGACAACGAAGGCGAGGCCACGGCTGGTGGGGATGCCGATGGTGTCGGCGTTCAACACGAACTGCGACAACCCGGCGAAGGCGAAGCCGGCGAGGTTGGCCGGCGGCCCGGACGGATTGCCGGACAACACCGCCATCTGCTCGAATCCCACACCCTCCGGGCTGTCGATGGTCTGGCGGAAGGCGCGGCGGCGCAGATTTTCGGCCGCGGCCACAAGCCGGGGCGAACCCTGCGCGGCCGTCGCCTGATGCAAGGGCATCACGGTGCCGCCGGCGCGCGTCGCCGCCACCGTGTAGTCGATTCCGGCGCCCGTGAAGGCGTAGGTGCCGACATAGGACACCTCATAAAGGCAATCATTGGCGCCGCCGGCATGGCGCGCCACATAGGGGCTGCACTGCTCCATGCGCACGCTCCGCGCAACGATGCCGCGCTCATCGCCCGCCTGCAGCAGAAACGGAATGGCCGCAACGGTTCCGGGGCTGCCCTGGCGCTGCAATTCGAAGCCCGGCCCCAGGAACACATGGGCGTTGTGCCGGTTATAGGCCCCCGGGGCGCAGGAGAAGCGCACGCCAAAGCGGTCCATCGCCGGATGGGTGGCGCTGCTGTTGGCGAAATGGCCGCCGATATAGCGGATCGAATTGTTCCACGCCGCCGCCGTCGCGGTGTGGATGTCGAGGCCGATGCGGTTGTTGACGAAACGGCCCAGCACCAGCGTGCTGTCCTCGAAGCCCAGCTCCACGCCCATGGTGCGGACGCCGATGGTGAAGCCTTCCACCTGGCGGATCTCCACCTGGCAGGCATCCAGATTGCGCATCGCGATGCCGATATCGCGCTCGTCCAGCCAGTCGGACAGGGTGGCGCGCAGCACGCGCAGCCCGTGATAGGTCTTGGCCTGGTTGCGCACTGCCGCGCCATCGCCGAGCGTCAGGGCCGTCTCGCCCGCCGGTCCGGCGTAAAGGATGCTGCCGCGCATGGTCAGCCCCGCGGCCGCTCCTGGCAGCATCAGGGGAATGGTGGTGCGGTGCGTGCCTTCCCCGATCTCCAGATGCTTGCCGGACGCCGCCGCCGCGTTCATCGCGGCCTGCAGGGCCGGCCCGTCATCGGCGATTCCGTTGCCGGCCGCGCCGAAGTCACGCGCCGACAGGCGTTCGGACAGCTTGTCCTCCACGGTGCGCGGGATGGCGCCGCCGAATGGCGCCAGCAGCAACGGATCGCGCGACACGGTGGTGACGGCGCCGACGCTGTCGAAGGCCAGCAGGCGGTTCGCCCGGCCCTCACGCAACGGCAGAACCAGCGAGGCCGGCACGTCGCCAGGGTCGGCACAAACGGCGCCGCGAAGCTCCTCGCGCACGTCCTGCAACGAGGCGACCTGGCGGTCCAGCTCGTCATTCAGCGTGCGGGCGCGCAGCACGCCGTTGGACTGGAAGTCGGTGATGCGTTCGATCACCATCATCCGGCGCAGCAGCACCTGCCGGCCGGCGGCCGGCGGAACACCGAACAGCACGGCGCCGCCCGCGGACTGGCCCACGCCCTGGATGGTGAAGCCTTCGGACTGCACCATCCCATCGAGCCGGACCTCCAGATCCCCTTCCTCGAAGATGGGGAACGGAAAGACAAAGATGGTTTGGGCGCCATCCGCCGCGTAATGGGCACGCGGCGCAATGTCGCCGATGCGGATGTGCTCGGCCATGCGGATCTCTCATGCGAAGGGGGAAGACGGGATGGCCACGCCCATGGAAACAGGGTGGCGGCGGATGGTCAGTCCAGCAGCGAGCGGATCGCCCCGCCGAAGCTGTTGCCGGCCCGCAGCCAGGTGGTCAGCGACCCGTCGCCGTTGAGCAGGGATGAGCGCCCGCTCGCCATTCGCGCCGCATAGGATTCGCTGCTGCTGGCGGCGGCTTCGGCGGCATCCTGCCTCAGGCCCTCGGTGATGGCGGCCGCGGAGCCCTGGTCCGGGCTCACGCCGGAGGCGGCGAGCCGGGCGCGCGTGGAGGCCACCGTGCGGTCGAGCTGATCCTGGCGGCCGCGTGCCTCGGCCTGCTGCGCGGCGGCCAGTTGCTGCTGGCGGGCAGAAAGGCTGGCGGCTTCCTGCTGCTGCTGGGCCTTGGCCTGCGCGGCCTGCGCCTGGCCCTGGCGGACGGTGCCATAGAGCGAGGCGCCGGTGCCGACCAGGGTGGCAATGGGGGCGAGCTGGGCCATCAATTGGTCATCCTCGTCTCGGTGGTGACGGAAAGCAGGGTGAGCGGCAGCGGCGCGTCGCCGGAGATGCGCCACAGCGGCGCCAGCGTGTCACGGCGCCAGCCGAGGCCGCGCAGCGCCACATCGCCGGTGAAGCTGGGCGGCGCGGCATCCAGCAGGGGCGTGTCCATCCGGCGGAAGGGCACCGGTTGCGGGCCACGGCCAAGATCCACTTCCAGTGCCGCGGTTTGCAGCAGCCGGAACGTGACCCGCACCAGGCGGAGCGGCGCGCCCGGCGCGCCGCCCGCCGCGGCAAGCTGTGGCGGCAAAGGCTCGACCAGGTGGCCGTAGCCGAGGCCTACCTGAAGGGAGGTGGCGCCCTCATCCAGCTCGACGGCGTTGCCGACCACCGGCTTCGCGCCGAGCGGCGCGCCATTGGCGACCACCTGCACGACCCGGTCGTGCAGATGCTGCAAGCCTGTCCAGCGCAGCCGTTCCACCGGATCGCTGCCCGTCAAGCCGGCATCGACGCAGAGCGCATCGTCGAAGCGCTCCAGGCGAACCGCGCCATCCCGTTCCACGGCGCACCAGACGATGCCGTCCACCTCGGCCAGGGTCCGGAAGGCCCCATCCGTTTCCTGGCGCGTCCAGGCCGTGACCTGCTCCGTCCGGAACAGCGTGAGCGTCGCGACCGAGCCGTCGCGCATGGCGACATGCAGCAGGCGGCGCGCCTGGTCATAGGCCAGCGAAACCGGGCCGTTGATCAGGTGCCGCGCCACCAGCGCCAGATCATCCGCCTGATAAGCCTGCTGCACATCCGTGTAGGCATATTTATAAACAGCCTGATTGCCGCGGCCGACAAAGATCGTGCTGCCATCCACATCCACGGGCTGCAGGATGCGATCCACAGGGGAGCCGATGCGGGTCTGCCGGTGCAGCTGGATGGAGGCTGGCGTCAGCGGATCGCCGGTCACCATCCATTCGGCGCCCGAGGTGAAGACCTGGAGGTGCCGGCCGGAGAACACGGCGCGAATGGCGTTGACCTGATCGGACAGCAATCCGAACTCGATGGCCTGATCATCGAGGCCCACGCCGAGATCGAAATTGAACAGATCACCGGATCGCGACAGCCACAGCCGGTTCGGCAGGTCGCGCGAACCACCCAGAACCAGGCGATCCTGATGGAAGCAGGCGCAAACCGGCCAGCCGCGCGCCGCGCTGAAGGCGGCCTCGTCCCAGTCCGTTGTGGCCGCGGTGCCGGAAAGGGTGTCCAGCACCTGGGCTGTGGCCTGGGTTCCGGACGTGACGGCGGTGACCAGCACACGCTTCAATCCGATGCGCAGCACCACGCCGGCATGCGCGGCCACAAAGAAAGCGGTGCTGGCACTCAGCGTCACATGGCCGGTGGCCCCGCTGGCTGCCAGCGTGACGGCGGCCGGAGCAAAGCGGTGGAAAGGCTGCGCGACCCACTGCCAGGCGCCGATGGACCATGCCGTGTGGCTGCTGCGCGTCACGCGCTGGGGCGGCATGCCGGGATGCAGCAGCAGCAAAGTATCGGCGCTTTGCGTCCAGGCGATCTGGTCCAGCATCGCGGCGGTCCAGGGCGCGGCGAGGCTTGCGACCTCCGTGTCGCCCATGAACACCTGCAACCGCTGATGGGTCAGGGCCAGGAGATAGGTTTGCTCGGTGTTGAACTCGAAGCCGACCAGCCGGGCGGCGCCGGGCAGGATGGCGACATGGCGCAGGCCGGGGCGGCGCGTCACACCGCCGGTCGGCTGGATGAACACGTTGCGCAGGCGCCGCGCACCATTCTCATAGGCGCGCAGATCGCCGCGGCCGAGCAGATGGTCGCCGAGTTCGCCGGCCGTGAAGCTGGTTTTGATGCTGCGGCCACCGGCCATGGTGTTCATCCCCTCGCAGTGATCAGCGGAAAGTCGTTCAGCGCGCGCGGCGTGTCCTGCTGGCTGTCGATCAGCCTGGCGTGGCGGAACTCGCTTTCCGCCAAGCGATGCAGCATCTCCGCGCGGGACGTGCTTTCCGTCAGGGGAATGCAGAACTCGGCGGCGAGCCGCGCCACCAGCGCGCTGGCGAAGAAGGCCGGAAAGGCGCTCTCGGCCGGGCGGAACAGGTAGGTCAGCGTGGCCTGGGCCGCGTTGCTGTGCAGCCGGCTTTCATGGATGCGGTAGTCGAGGCCATGCCCTGCCCGGCCACCGCCGGCCGAGATCGCCCGCAGGAAATCCGCCGGCAACTGGAAGGCATGGGCGTAATCCGCACGCGGCACCGCGGTCAGGCGCGGCAGCTCCATCTGCCCCGTGGCGAAAGTCCAGGGATGCGCCGACAGCAGCGCGTCGCGGGCCGATGGATAAAGATGCGCCGCCACCTCCGCCTCGGCGGTGCCCTCATCGAGGGAGGCAATGGGCTGTGCGCCGATCTTCAGCAGCGCGCGCGAGCAAAGCACAAGGGCGGAGAGCGCCATCGTGGGGAACTCCCGTTGATTGTTCAGGAACAACAGAAAGGGAGCCCGGGCTCCCTTCCCCTTCTTCGATCCGCCGGCACGGCTTGGCGGATGGAAGAAGGGGATTGCAGGGGAAGTCTCCTTCCCCTGCCGCGCAGGCCTCATCCCGCCGCGCAAATCCGCAAACCTACTCTGCCGCGCGCATCCGCAGACTTACTCTGCCGCGCGCATCCGCACGACGCCGGCCGGATCGATCAGCGTCGCGCCCTGGCTCATCATGTTGTTGACGAAGAAGGCGGCGCGGTCGCCATGCCAGGTGATGTCGGTGGACACTTCCTGGGCCACGGCATGGCCGATCGCCGTCTTGTGGTAGAAGTAGCAGAAGCGCAGGCTGCCGCTCTTGGTCAGGCCCGAATGCGGCATCCAGGTCGCGCCCAGCCAGCGCTTCACCTGCGTCCCCTTCCAGGGCAGCTCGTCATCGCCGACATAGTTGGAGTTGGCGAATTCCTGGATCTGCAGCAGCTCGCTCCACTGCTTCCAGCCGACGATGGCGAAGCGGTTGCCGTCATCCGGCACATCGGCCGCACCCAGCATCTCGAACGCCTTCAGCACCTTCGCACGGGTCAGGCCATCGGTGTCCCCGGTGCCGGGGGCGGTGCCCGTGGCCTCGTTGGTGGCGGTGTCGAGCGCCGCGATGATCAGCTCGTCGGTCTTGCGGCCCAGCGCATAGGCACCCGCATTGGCGACAACCTGGCGCTCGTCGATATTGGTCTTCAGCTCATCGAGGCGGTCGATCCACTCGCCGGCGTAATAGTCCTGCAGAAAGCATTCCACGTTGGAATGCGACAGGTTCATCACCGGCACCGAGCCGTTGCGCGCCTTCGCCGCCGCGATGCCGCGGCCGACGATCGGGAACACGGTGGAGGCGCCACGCACGCCGGTCTTGCTGCGCACCGTGGGGCGCAGCTTGCTGCCCTGCCGCTGATAGGCGTCATGCACCTCGGACTGGAACTGCTTCGCGAAGACCTGGTCGATGGAAGCGGACATGCCGATTTCCTCAAGGAATGGATCAGGGGTGGATGGAAGCGGCCCGCTGCTCCGGCTTGCCGCGCGGGGCCGGAAAGGCGGGCATGCCAAGGCGCCCGGCGCGCATCCTGCGAGCCGGGTTGGTCCCTGGCGGAAAGGTGCCGGATGCGGCCGGGCCTCAGCCCTGGCCGAACAGCCGCTTGAAGCCGTCGGTGACGCGCTTGACGTATTCCGGCTCGCGGCTGCGCCAGTAGCGCGGGTCGCGCATCATCTTGCGCAGCGCCGCCTCGTCCACGGCCTCCGGCGCATCGGCCTCGCGCGCTAGGCCCGGCTCGCCCTTCGCCATCATACGGTGCAGCGCCAGCACGCCCTCGGCGGTGGTGGATAGCGCCTCATAAACCGGTGGGGCCAGGTTGGCGCGGCCCCAGGCGGCGATCTGCGGCGCGACGCGGCGGAACTGCTCGTCCCCGCCGAATTCCTGCGCTAGCTTCGCGACCTGCTTCTGCGCCTCGTAATCGGCGGCAGCCTCGGCGATCAGCGGCAGCAGCCGCTCGGCGGCGAGGTCATAGACCAGCTGCACCTGGTCGCAGGTGAAGCCCGCGGCGTGCAGCTTCGCGTTGATGGCGGGATCGGCACCGCACATCTCGTGCTTCGCCTCCACCGTGTAGTCTTCCGGGCTGTCCGGCACGCCGATGGCGCGGCGGAAGCGGATGCGCTCCTCCTCCGGCGCGTCGGCGGCGGGCGCGGCGAAGCGCTGCGACAGGCGCTTTTCCAGCTCGCGATAGGATTTCAGCAGCGCGTCGACGCGCAGCCTGCCGGTCTCGGCATCCCGGAACTTCTCGGGGATGTCCTCGGCAGGCGGCGCCGCCGGTTCCATCGCGGCGTCCAGCAGGTTCTCGGACATGCGGGGGTGTTACTCCTGGATCGGGTTCAGGATCCCGGCCGGCGCGGACAGCGCGCGGGCCAGGTATTGGGTGGCGGCCGGAATATCGAGCTGCGCCGCCGCCTGCGGGCCGAGCGCCGCCACCGCCTGCAGGAACAGCAGGGTGTTGGCGGCATCGGCCCGGCCCTGCACGCGCGCGAGCGGCGACTGATAGGTCAGCCGGACCTCGCGCCCGTCGAGCAGGATCGGCGGCACCTCGCCGCGCCGCCGCAGGATGGCCAGACAGCGGCCGATCAGCGGCGTCAGCAACTCGGATTGCAGCCGGCCATAGGTGGCGCCGAGCAGCCGCGCCGTCTCGGCGCTGCGCTCCAGCACCTCGGTCGCCGTCATCTGCCCGCCGCGCGGCGCGGCCAGCCGGTCGGCCAGCAGCGCGTGCCGGATGCGGCCGCGCAGATCGTCGAGCATCAGCTGCGAGACATCGAAATTGCCCGGCGCGGCCAGCGGCGTCAGCCCGGCGGAACCCGGCGCCTTCGGGATGATGGCGCCCGGCACCAGCCGCACCGTGGCCGGGTTCAGCACGCCGTCATCCTCCGCCTGCCAGATGCCGGTCGCGGCGATGGAAGCGTTCTTCAGCACCAGCTCCACCACCTTGTTGGCGGTGCGGATGTCGGGCAGTGCCTTCATCACCGGGCCGCGGCCGTAAACCTCGCCCGGCACCTTCATCCAGCGGAAGGCGATAAAGGGGCTGTCGAGGAACTTGCCCGAAGCCAATGGCACCGCCTGGCCATCATGATCCAGCACCGCCAGGAAGCCGCTGCCCGCCCGCTCCGGCCAGACCGCCTCGATGACGCGCAGGCGGCGCGGCGGGGCGCCTTCCTCCCCCGGCACCAGCAGCGCCGGTGGCAGGGTCGCGGCCGGGTAACGCGACAGGATCGCGGCGGCATCGAGCATCATGCAGCGGTAGACGGTATCGAGGCGGCCGGAAGGCCCTTCCTCCAGCACAGCTTCCCGCAATGGCACAGCGGTGAAGCGCAGGGCGGAATGGGCGCCGGGCGGCGCCTCCTCCACCAGCAGCACGCCGGTGCCGGCGACCACGAGGTCCAGAAAGGCCTGGTGCATCTCAACAACGAAGTTGGAGCGGTCAAGATGGCCTTGCAGCGTCTCGGCCGCGTCTTCCAGCGCGGCGGCGGCGGCGGCGCCATCGGGGCCATCGGCCAGGGCACGGCTGGGCGCCAGGCCGAACCAGCGGGACCAGGGCGGTGTCAACTCGGCCAGCAGGCTGGCCGCCAGCTGCTCGGCGGCGTCCGGGGCCGTCGCATCGTACAGCGCCGGCCCGCCGCTGCCGGGGGTGCCGTTCAGCACATGGTCGTAGCAATCCTGCCAAACGGTTTCCCAGGGCCGACGGCGGGCTTCGGCCGCCGCCTGCCGGGATAGCAGGGTTTCAGGGGACAGGCTCATGAGGTCCTCATTCCCCCAGCAGCGTCTTGCGCGCGCCGGCCAGGCCGGCCGGCCCCGCGTCCAGCACGCCGCGGGCGGAGGTGGTGATGGTGCCCGCCATGCCGCGGCGGGAGCGCTCCTGGTTCTGCTGCCGCGCGGCCAGCGCGGCCGCTTCAGGAGGAGGGCCCGGAGGCTGTGGCGCGACTGGCTCGCTTGCGGTCACGACCACCGGCTTCGGGGCTTGGAACAGGCCACCCATGCGCGTGCTGGCTCCTCTGCGATGCGGCGGTGAAAACGGAGCCCCAAAACGAAACGGGCCCTTCCGGAAGGTTCCGGAAGGGCCCGTGAGATCGGGGAGGATCGGGGATGGTCGGCACCGGGCGCAGCTCACCCGGTGACAGGTCTGTTTCTAAGGCGATGCCGCCAAAGTGTCAATGACTTTTTTCCTATTCTGCATCTGTTTCCGGAGGGCCGCGAAAAGCTGCCGGGGCGTCAGCGCGAAAGGCGCCTCGCGCCCCAGCACGGCCCGGCAAACGGCGACGCAGGAAAAGGGCGACATGGTGGGAAGCGCCGAACACATGGCCGGGCCAGGCTCGAAAGGCCCCAGCAATGCAAGATCCGCCCGGCGGTAAAAGGCCGGAAGATCGTAGTCGGGCTCAAGCTCCAGCCGTGCCACCAGCAGGCGGCCGGACAACGGTTCCACCACCGTCCAGCCACGGGCATCCTGCAGCACGGCGAAGCAATGCCGGAAGCCGGGCGCGAGCAGGCGCATCCAGAACCGGTCGGCACGCCCGCCGAAGCCGATCCAGACGCGCTGCTCATCCTCGGCCAGACGGCGGGGCGCCAGACGGGGAGCCATGAGGCGGCGCCTTAACCGCCGGAACGCAGCGGCAGGGCCACCACCGTGTCTTCATCGGGCACAACCATGGCGGGGCCAGCCACGATGCCCTTCATCCGCAGCGGCCAGTCCAGGCGCTGCATCGCTTCCGTCCAAAGGCGCCAATCGCCCTGTTCGCGCATGTAGCGCGGGTTCGGCGCCTCGCCCCGCTCGCCCCAGATCCGCAGGATGCGGGCATGGGTCATGTCGATGCGGCGCTGACGGTACAAGCGGTCCAGGCACTTGACCACATCATCCGGCTCGCAGGGGCGCTGCACCTTGCCGGCGCCGGCCACGATGCGGGCACCGTCGCGCCGCGCCGTAAGCGCGTTCATTGTCCAGAACCAGGCCTCCTCGGCACTGCGAAAGGGTTCGGACTTGCTCATGCCGGAAAGAACCGGTGCGGAGCTGGTGCGGAGCGTGGCAGCCAT